GGCGCCTTTTGTTTAAGCAGAGGACTTACTGCCTCTCAACGAACTACACGTTCGGTTGAGGAGCCAACACGCTGACGATCATCTCTGAATCGACAACTGTGGTGGCAGTCACGGTCAGCGTGAAACCCGGATTCAGTGCTGTCACTGTAAATGTCTCAATCGCTGCTCCCTGCGTCGCGGCAGCGTTGACGGCGTCAACTGCCAGCGGTGTCTTCGCAGTGAGTCCCACCAATGTTCCATAGTGGACTGCCGTGATGACGGTTCCTTGGACAGCGGTGTTCACGGCAATCTCCTGCCCGATCTGCAAGTTCCCAAGTGTCACCACATTGGTTCCTGCAGCAGCAATGGAGATGTTGCCTGTGTTCACTGGCACTGCACCAAACGGCGTTGCCGCCGCAATGGTCCCGCCACCGCCTGACAAAACTCCAGATGCCTGGAATCCGCCCGACGGTACGTGGGGGGTGATCAAAGTCACATCATACTCCACCCACAGCTTGCCCCAGTTGACTGCGGTGCCGTCAACGGTGCAGGCAAAGAGGTTGCCGCAATCATACGTCTTGATGTCCTGATTTGCGGCAAGTGCGCCGGTGCGCACAAACCTCTCCTTCATGTCGCCCATGAGCTCACTGGCCTTCAGAATGCAACAGATGTCCTTCCAAGGAGCATCTTCTTCGCAATCCTCGTACGCGCTAGCCGCGACCTCACTCAATGGCTGAGGGTCTGCTGCGTCGTAGTCCGGTGCCAGCATCATGCTGCCTGGCACATTGGATCCAGTGCGGGTGAAGAACTCAAACTTCAATGAGTTGAACTTGTACTTCTCCCAACCCGCGGCTTCATTGGACAGCCACGGAAAGCTCGCAGCCAGGCCTGGGTTCAAGGCCAGCGCTTGCGCCACGGTGAACGCGGTACTCCCGACAATACTCGCGACCAACTCCCGGTGAATGATTCGGCAGCTATCGACGCCGTTCCGGAAGATTTGAGCCTGGCCAGTCCTCTGGGACGTGGCGTAGGCGGCGGCAACGAAGGCTTGCTCGCCAGCGCCCGCGGCAGCTCCTCCACGTCCTCGACGGGCAGCTCGCTTCCTGTTCTGGCGCGACGTTCGTCGCTTTTTCTGCGCAGGTTGCGCACCAGGTGCAGGAGCGCTGCCAGCATTCCGAGAACGCTTACGACCAGAGCGGCCACGTGCAGCATTGTTGTTGTTGTTGTTCATCGTTTCAGATAAACCAGTTTGAAAAGAATTTCGAACTGGCGGTGCGACCGCAACGGTAGGAAGACACTCCAACTCCGCTCCCTCAGGCAAATTGATTCCCGGCTCAACTTGCAAGGCCGGCCCCGCAGGGACTCATTTCTTCTCTGCGAGGCCAAGGCGCTTCATCACCTTGGCACGCTTCTCCTGCCATCCAGCAAGATAGGCCTTGAATTCCGCGGGCGGCTCACCGTCACGCTGTTTACGCGGAGTCCAAGTGCGGGGGTCCAACTTTGGTTTCGGTTCCCCAACAGCCTCAGGTTTCCCAGAGGACTTTGATACTGATGTGGCAGCACCCTTCCGCACGCGCTTGCCACCTTCCCCAACCATGGGAACAAGACGGGCCGCGGCTTCAACCACTGCTGGCACAGCACTGCTCGTGTCCGAACGGCTCTCAGGTTGTAAACTGAGGCTACCGCTAAGCGTGTCGACTGTGTTCTGTTCAGTGGGCTCTACATGTGCAGGCTTAGCCAGACCAAACACCTCATCAAGCTCGTTCGAGTCAATTCTCCAGATAACGGGCATGTGGGGTAGTGTTCCATCCAACTCTTCCTTGCCTTTGGGATCAAGGGCATCAGCGCTTGGTTTGGGCACTGGCAAAAGCAACTCCTCGCCTACGACCATAGGCTGTTTCACTGTCGGGGTCTCGACGTTGGCGGAGGTGCAAAGCGGCGCTTTCAACAGCAGCCCAGGATCTCTGGTCTCGTAGATCTGTTCAATCCACGTCTCAAATCGCTCCCAATGGAAGTCAGGAATAGACTTTCGAAACGTCTCTCCCATCCAGCCAGAATCCTCATTAGGCCAGTTCGACTCGAGTGAGTGCTTGCCATCCCAAGGCATCAGCACTCCTTCCACGCGCTCTCCCAGCAGCTCGTGTGATGCGCGCACAATTGCCCCAATGACAGGCGAATTGCGATCCATTCGGTAATATCCCGATGCGCGCTCTGCAAACCGCTCCAATGGATGCGGCAGTGTTGCAGGGCCCACCCAAAGCTTCGACAGCAACCTGGATGGATTGGCCATGGAGCTCACATCTCCAGTCCAAACGTCGGGTCCAAACCAGCGGTTCAAAAAGTTGACCCCG